AATGCTAATCCCTACCATATACTACCTCCTGAAAAACTCTTAGGAACTCCTCTTTATGGTCTTCCAAATCCCAATTGTTTTCTGCCTCTTGCTTAGCGTTCCCACCTATCTTTCTGCGAAGTTCTTTATCCTCTATTAAAGCTGACAGCTTTTCTACCCACTCCTTATGGCCTTTTGCAATGAGTGCATTTACATTATCGGTTACATAATCACTGTAAAGAACAGGTGAGCAAACCGCAGGAGTTTCCAATACTCCATACTCAAGCCATTTTATGGGGGTTTTGCACCAGTTAAATGTGTCGTCAATAAGTGGGGCTATTCCTATATCCAAATCCAAAGTCCTGTGCTTCATCGGCCATACATCTTCCCCAACACCTACAACAAATTCCCTTCTTTCTCTGGGTATCTCTTTTAGAATATCCTCCCCCCAAGTAGCCTCTGTGGATAGGCTATCAGAACTCATCCCACCAAACCCAGCATAAACAAACTTTGCCTGTGGATACTTCTCAAGAACCTCTCTTAAGACGGGTACAACAAGCCTCAAATCCTCAAGGTGCCCTTTTGAACCAAACCAACCTATACGAACCTCATCTGTTGTTCGTTCAATGTTTAACCTCTCCCTACCGTACCAGTAGAAGTCTATATAGTTTGGTATGACATATATTGGAATGTTTACAAATGGCAGGTAACTCTCCTTCAATCTCTGGGTGGTAACAATCATGGCATCACAGGCATTCATTGTTCTTATAGAGGCTTCTCTAAACTCTTTGCCTATTTTTTGTAGGTTCTTCCTCTCATCTCCATAAGAGTCAATCATTGCATCATCAGTCTCATAGATTACCTTAGCCCCCCTAGCATGACACTCCCTTACCATATCCTCAGAAGTTAGCATTTCAACTATGACAAGGTTTGCACCATCTCCTGGCTTTCCTTTCCACTTTGTCCACTCTGCAACATAGATACCATGCTCTTCTGTGTAAAAGTTTAACCAGTTAGCAACGCCGTCAATTCTCCAACAATGACTTGCCGTCCCGTTTGTGTAAAAATCGGCTCTAATTGGCTTTGTTGTTGTAGTAGTCATACTCTCCTTTCTTAGCATTAAAAACTTCAGATAAAAATAAAAACTCAGTATCCTTTGGTAGTCTTAAGACTCTATGCATTGTTTCCTCCATACCATTTCCCATAGTCTCTTGTACGTGTCCGTGCATAATGTAGGGTTCTGTTGCCCCCTCGTTAGGTTCGTCATTTGCTAGGTTCCAATTGTAGTAGTTATCCTCAAGTACAACAAACCCCATATCGGTTGCGGCTCTTTTAGCCTCATAAGAGATTTCCCATTGTGGTGCCTTAAATATCTTAGTAAAGTTTTTTATCCCAACATTCTCAAACATCTTCATACCAACGGTTAGCCTCTTTATAGCCCCCTCATAAGAAAGCTCTGCAAACTCCATAGGTGCATGTGTAAAACCATGTAAGGCTATCTCCACCCAGTCAAGGGAATTTACCGCCCTCACTAGTGGCTTAAGGGAGGGCAATGTTATCGGTGCGGAGTCTTGTAAATTTTTACAAAACCTAATCTCAAACGGAACAGTAAAAAGTGTTACTTTTAAGTTTGGTAAATGTTCCTTCATTTTTTCTAATACTGGAAGATTATGACAAGCTCCCGACTTTAGGAGAAGTCATCATATTCAACCGCTATTCGTGGCTTACTTGACAACTTCATGGGGCACCACCTCCTTGCGATGCTCGTTTATATGACAAGCTCTACACAAAACCTCTAGGTTCGTGGATAAATTGGTATTCATTTTCTTATCTCCAAATAATAGTCTCCATTTTCTAATTTTATAACCTCACCAAACTCGGAGAGTTCTCTGTATGTTACTATTTTAGCAGGTTCGCTTTCCCTGTCTAATGTGGCAGGAGCAATGATAATGGCAGTACCACCTGTCTTTAGTATCCTTACTATCTCCCTATAAGCACTCTCTCGTCTTTCTAAGATATGCTCTACAACCGAATGACAAATGATAAAGTCAAAAGTCTCATCGTCAAAAGGTGCTTCTCGCAAATCCCCAACATACGTAGGTAACACTCTATCGTCAATGTCTAGCGTCTCATAGGAAGCGTTATCAAACATGTAAGCATGTCCGCCAGGATAGACATCGCCATGTATCCCTATATCCAATACCCTGTTCCCCTCACTGTCGTATTTTCTAGCAACTTCCTCTATTCTCTCCCAACCCGCCCTCTGTCTGGCGTTTTGTACCATTAAATCTCTAACTTCGTCTGGTATGTTTACTTTAACCATAAACTCCAATGCTCCAAAAGCCCCCGCTCCTTTTCAAACTGCGCCAAAAGTTTTAACTTCTTCCCCAAGATATTCACTATACGGGAGGAGTCAGAAACCCACTGTGTGTGTGAGGGATTTGCATCTCTTGGGTCTTCTTTCTCTATGGGGACAATTAAAAATAAAAGCCCACCTGGCTTTAGAGCCCCCGCCATGCTAATAAGAGCCTTTTTAATGTCAAGGCTGTGTTCCAAAGTATGTGAGCAAAAAATCACATCCCATTCCCCAGTTATATCGTGCATGTCCATAACTACTGCGTCAACCCCAGCCTTTCTTGCTACCTCAATCTTAGGCTTAGATATATCACCAACGGTGACATTCGTAAAACCTAACTCCATTAACCTACTAGCTCCCCAACCGTCCCCGCCACCAATATCTAGTATCTTTAAGTGCTTATTCTCCTCACCCAAAGTTGCTACTAAGGTGTAGATAGCATCCGATAAGAGGTTCTGATATGTAACATGTTCCCCAGTCCAAGCGCTACCCTCTTCTTGTAGTTTTACATACTCATCAAAATTCATAGTGAACTACCCCTGCCTAAAGGCGGGGGCTTCCTGCTTCACAGAATCATAGCTTGCTTCCTTTGAAAAATCAAAGGAAGTATAGGTTTTATTCTCCACAGGCTTAAAATCCCTACGTTCCGTAGGTATATAGTTTGTTTTACATCTTCCGGCATGAAGAATTGTTTTTGCTGCTTTAATATCTCTATCTTCTTCATAACCACAATCACATTTATAAGTGCGATCTGCTAAAGTTAAAATATTTAAAGCACCACAATTCAAACACAACTTAGTAGATGGAAATGATCTCTCAATCATAATTGCATTTGGTGAAGTTTTAAGTTTTGCTTTAACTCGTCCTAAGCAACTATTTTGAACTTGCTTTCCAAATATTCCATGATGCCATGCTTGTATCATTTCATCTTGAAAATACACTGTTGAATAATTTGTTAAAAGAAAATTAACAGTCTTATTTGCGACATCATTTCTTTTATTAACAATATGTTCATATTCCTTTTGTACTTGAAGTTTAAGTTTATACCAATTGTTAGAACCCTTTGTTGCTTTTGCAAGTTTTCTCTGCAATTTTTTAAGGTGTTCTGATTCTTCAATTGATACTTTAAATTTCTTTCCATCAGAAGTTATGATCGAATCTTTAATTCCAAAATCTAATCCTACATCTGGTTTTACCTCATTTGTAAAAATTGATTCCTTTATAAACTCAAAGCAAGTAAGTTTAATGTAATAACCACTTGCTTTTTTAAGCAACTTAGCATTGGCTATTTCATATTCGGGTTTAATTTGCTCTAAACCAAATACCTTTAAATGTTGTTTTATACCGGCTATTTTTATTCTATTATTAGAAATAATTTTATGAGTATTCTTATATTGATTCAAGTCTATTGAATTATACTGAGACTTAAATTTCAATTTACCTACTTTCTTCCCTTTCTTTTTTGTAGATGAGAGGGCTTTAATAGAATTTTTTAAAACTTCATACACAGAACTCTTATATTTAGCTGGCAAAAATCTCAATTCAGATTCAACATCATTTCCATCTTTATCTTTATGAACTACTTTGTCTATTTTACAATCCAGTTTAAATATATCTTCTTGAGAGAGATAATAATTATATAACCATTTAGCCTCTACAAACATCATTTTGAGAGTTTCTTTGGTTTTTAGATTAAAGTGACTTGAATCAAGTTTTAACTCAAAAACTAAACATCTCTGAGTTTTTCTCTTTTCTCTCGTTTTAGCGAGAGTGTCTTTAATCTGTTGATTTTTAATTTCTCTGTCTGTCATTTTACCTAATTTCATCTACCTAAATTATTAGTAATAATATATTGAAAGTTGTTACAAAAGTCAAGCGAAAAGTGACAAATATTCGCCAAATTCATCCCCCAGCTAAAGCAAGGGGCTTTCTTTGGCATTCATAGTAACCCTATCCATCTAAGAACAACTACAGACAACCAAACCATTATGATAAATCCAAGGCATCCTATGCGATTGTCGCTTCCTTCCATTACGCCACCTCCGTCTTTTCAACTTTACGCCTCTCAAAATAATCTGGGTATTTGTCCTTCTGCCCGCTTGTACCATCTATGTGCCAAACCCTGTGCATAGGTACATAGCAGGGCATGTAGTTTTTGCTTCTAAAGTAAAGCGATGCCTCACTGTCTTGATTGCCATGCTTGAATTGGTCTGTCCAACGAAAGTCCTTATATGCTCTAGCATCTATCACCGCACAAAGCCCCCCAACATGCCGGGTCACCTCAACATAATAAGGTCCTATGTTAGAATTTCCTACTCTCTGCGCTCCCCCTGGATTATCCACCAGCCCCTCTGGATATGGGGACATGTAAAGCATGTGATTTCTCCTCCATAGATCCACCATAGTCTCTAACCAATTCTTTGTCATAAATTGACAATCATTATCAACCTTGATTATCAACTGATAGCCATCGCCTATTGCGTCGAGTAAAGCATTTGAGCCCTTTGTGATACCAACATTTTCTTCATTTAACCTTAGCCATACAGGTTGTCCAGTCTCTTTTTGTATCTCTTTTAACCAATCACCAGTCCCATCCTTACTTCCCTGGTCAAAAACATACCAATCAAATGGATATTTTGTGGATTCTTTCAAAGATGCAAACATTCTTTTTGTGTATTCAAGCCTATCGTAGGTTAAAGTAAAGATTGCAACCTTTGGTCTTTTCTCCTCGGGTCTTGGTTCTAGATAATCTTCAAAAATATAACATCCTGCAGTATCAAAAGTGGGCTCAAACAACGTCATTCCAATTGTTTCATCATACCAAGACCTAACAGATGTTCGTTTTGATTGTGTGTCTCCATCCCCAACATAGTATTTCAGAGCAATTATCGGCACTCTTTCAATCTTAGCCCCCCATTTTGAGGCTCTGGTTACAAAATTCCAGTCTGTAAACCTTGTTACCTTTTCATCCCATCCACCAATAGCAAAGGCAATATCCCTTTTGTGCAGGATTTCTGAAGTGTCCACATAATTTCTTAGCATTAAAAACTGAGCATCAAAGTCCATTGCTATCCCACGTTCCATTTTCCCGTCTGGGTAAACTATCATCATGTCACAATAAACTAGGTCTAGCTTAGCTGTCTCTATAGTTGAGAGTAAAACCTCTAAATGATATGAGTAAAACTCGTTATCATCGTCAAGATAGGCAACATACTCCCCTCTTGCCTCTTTTAGGGCAATATTAAACGGTCTGCAGTGTGTCTTTTGGGGGTTATCTTTATTTACTAAAAGTCTTATTCTAGGGTCGTTAAATGACTTTACTACTTCCTCTGTGTTATCTGTACAGTTATCAGCAACAATAATGTACTCGAAATCTGCAACGGATTGAGATAGCACTGATTTTATGGCTCTGGGAAGTACATCTGCCCTATTGTGGGTTGCTGTTATTACTGTTACTTTAGGTTTTTGGTCCATATTGGTCTCTTCCTCTGTAAGGCGAGGATATCTCCTCGTCTGAATAATTTATTCCGTACAAAAGCATGGTATTTTGTTTGTGGTTTGTTATCCATCCAAACCTTCTAAGCTGGTTTATTACAGTCTTCCTACCTCTTTTTTTAATAGGGCCATCTATCATTTTCATGGGATTGTCGGGGTCTTGGTATCTGTACCTAAATCCATGTATGTGCAACTCCCCCTTTGACATCCTGACAATATAGCCACCCTTGCCCGATTTACCCTTAAAAATTCCCTCAATATCCCCAACTCCTCTATGCCTAACAATTAAGTTAGGATTTATCTTTTTCAGAAGACTCTGAAACCTCGCTATTGTCATAGTAAGCCATTATATCGTCTTGAGCTACTACCACCCAACCATCCTTCTTTGCTTCTACTATTGTCTTCTCCCCACTAACTATAGCCCCCATATCTAGGATAGCGGCGGCGGAGTATTCGGCATAGAAAACAGCCTGACCAACTGAAAACTTAGTATCTCCGGCATGGATAATTTCTCCATAACAAAGATTTTCACCTGCCCCAAGCTCCCTTGAGAGGGTTAGTACAAACTCTGGAGATTTTAATTCTGTTACTTGAATGGGTTTGATAATTACACGGTCTGTATTTGGTATCAACATAAAACGAGTATATCACAAAAGCCCACCCCGTAAAGAGTGGGCTTTGTGTGGGAATCATTAAGCGTTCCCTTCGGTCGCACCAGTCTCCAATCTCACGGCGAAGGAGTCGTTTAACACTTTCACTGCAAAGGATGCTTTCCATCCAATGTCAGAGTAAAGTCTAAGCGCACTTCTGGGGGATGGACTGTCAACGTATGTGGTTAAGTTTTGCAACTTAGACACACCGAAGAAGTCCTTACCCATTATGTGAGTTTGGTAAACGTTTGCAGATATCGTACCTGTAGAACACCCAGCTTTTGCCAAGATAGGGGCATTCTGCGTCATCACAAAACGAGTACCGAAGATTTCTCCGGCCTCACCATTGTAAACGGCATCAATACCCTTTTCTGTGTAAATGTGAGCGTTTATCCAGTTACTATCCCCTTGTAAGTCGTAGATTACATCGGGGTGTGTGGTAGCAACATATTTACCCTTTGTATGGGGTTGTGCAGCCATTCTATTTAAGGTTCTTAGAGCCTTCCTAATGTCGGATACTTCTATCTTGTTTCCAGCAACAAGAGAGTTTCTAGAAACAATAGAGCCTTGTAGCTGTTGAGTACCACCGGCTGTTAACACATTGGCGATAACAGTATCAATGGACAACGCAGCTTCATAAGCAAGTACATCTATCACTTCCTTGATTAGAGTGTCAATTGCGGTTAGCTCTAACAAATCAGAAACTTGCTCGTAGTTACCGTATTGGGAGACAGTAGCTGAGATCAAGGTTGCAGAAAGTCCAGCAGGAGTTGGGTCAAAACCCTCAGACAGCGCTGTTTTAGCTGTTGGGTTGGTGATTCTGTTCCAAACAACCGTCTTTCCCTCATTTGCAGGTATCCTACCAGGAGTACCAAGTCCCTCATAAACAAAATTCTCTTCAGCCCTCACCAAAAAGCGTTTCTCGTAGTAAGACGCTATTGGTTGAGGCATTCGAGATGTATGAGTCATAGCCATATAAATACACCTCCATTCCAAAAACTTTATAAAGTCTTTGCTTTGTGAGATGTTTTAGCGAATTGCGGATTCAAGGGCTTCGAGTTCCTCTATGGTTTTTACAGATTTTAGTCTCTTAGAAAAGTCGGATGAGTCCTCTATGGTTTCAGATGAAGGTCTAAAGGCTTGTTCGCCCCCCTGCCTGTCAACAGTAGCCCTCACATGGTCCTCTCCCTCAGAACGTCCCGCTTCTTTTACAGACATCCAATCTTTCACAAAGGCATCAAAGCTGTAGTATTTACCTTTAGCCTTGTACTCCTCAAAGACAGGTCTGTAGTAATTGGCGATCTTCTGGGCTAAGTCCTCGCTGTAGCGTGGTCCTGCCTCAATGTCGTTTAACTCTGGGTAGGTTTCCCTAACCTTGTTTAGGTCTTCCTTAAAGGCGGAGTATATCGCTTGTCTGCGTTTCTGCTCTTCCTTTGCGGATAGTACCTGCTCAACAACATTTTTCGCCGCGTCTGCAACATGTCTTTTGTAAGTCTCAAGGTCTATCGATGGAGTTTCTGTTCTTGTATCCCACGGCAAGTTTGTCGGAGATACAACATCTGCGTCAACCTCAACAGAAGACACAGGAAACTCATTGTCGGTCAAATCCACAACTGGAGATTGCTTGGCAGGTTCTGCCTTGCCTCCCCTCCCCTCAAGTTCCTTTATTCGTTGTGCCATCTCCCTATAGCGCTTTTGCGCTTTTTCGGATAGCAAAGATATTTCGTCTTCGGTAAGTTCTTGCGCTACTTCATTGGCATTGGTATTGCTTGAATTTTCCTCTGCGGCTTTTTCTTCTGAAGGTGGCGAATCTTCGTCAAAGGGTTGCTCCTCTGACTGTTGAAGCTCTTCTTGCTCTGTGGAAGATGCCAATTCCTCCTCCATTTTCGCAAGCTCTTCCTCAACTTGTACTGCCTTTTTGTTTACTGGCATACTAAACCTTTCTACAACCCACGTTATGGTCAGGGTGCTACCATAATTTAGTATTGCAAATACTCTAGCACAATTTACTTTCGCTTTACAAGCTTACCTTTTTTAATGTCGTACTTCTTAGGATCTACTGGGATAGTATGTTCGTACGGACAACTAGTGCAAACTGCAAACGGTCCTCTCCAAACAAGATAGTGTGTCTCTTCGGCTTTAGGAGTAGGTACATCAAAAACCTCAATTTCATTATCCCCCCAAAACTCTTTATCACTGCTTGGCGGTAGGCTCATTTTCCAAACTCCTTATCTTTGCTACTCCATCAACTCTTGCAATAAGTTGATCTACAAACTTGTTAAGCAAGTCTAAGGCTAAAAACCTAAATCCTATCTCTTCCAAGTTTCTAGCGTCATCAGCCTTTTTTCTAAGTTCTATAGCCAATGCTCCCCTTTTGGAGTTCATATAGTCCTTCAAATAAGCCCACACATCGGACTGGGAGAATGCAAGGATTGCATCATCCAACTTCTCACTGGGTTCTGGTACAGTCTCCTTAGCATTTACGATCTCATGCATCCATTCTGGCATTGGTTTTACTGCATCATCTTGCATATGGCACACCTCCTAAACCTCCCATAACCTCCTGTACTAACTGTTGCAATTGTGGGTCGGATATGTCCATTGCTGGTTGCTGTGGTTGTACTGGTACCCCTGCTTCTGGCAAAGCCTCTGCCTCTGGTGTCTCTGGAGATTTATCAACAATTATCTTGTCCCAATCCCTGATATTTACCTTTAGCCACCTCTTAAATAATTCCCCCAAGTTTATTTCTTTACCTTCCCTCTCAAGAGATTCCACTATCTGGGGATTTTCCAATACTGATTTTAGTACGGAGGTCACTTTTTCCTGCTCCTCTTCCTGGTTTACCTTGTAGGTTGAACCCGGCTCCAAAACAAAATCGTAGTTGGTGTCTAAAGTTCCCTTTTTTACAGAAACAGTCCCCCTTCTTCCCGAGTCAAACATTTCCACTACATCTGGGTAAACCTTTTCTATCTCCTCAATCTCCTCTGCAAATAATCGCATTTTCACATTCTGTTCCTGCTTCTGAACAATCAGGGCAATCCACCTTTCGTACAAATCCTGAATTGTTTCATCCATCATGAATAAATCCCACTCATCCCTTGCCTGTTGGGTAAACATCCTGCTTTCTATGGCCTTAGGTGTTTTACCTAAACTAAAATCGGAGTTTCTAGCGTTCATAACCTCCGTAGAGCCACTTTGATTAACAAGCGCATTAGACAAAAAACTGTAGGTGGATTGAAAAGTGTCAATTCCTTTCGGGGATATATTCATAGGTTGAACATCCACATTGGGATTATCCATAAACCAAAACTCACCTGCTCCCCATTTTATAGAACTCTTTACAACATTATCAGGATTCATATGGAGCGGTGGGAAGATACTAAACTTCACACCCTCAAGATACATATTTATCAGGCTATTTACCGCATACTGTAGGGTCTTTCCTCTTGCAATCTCACCAATACCAATGGGACAATTCATCAAGGGTAAAGCATCTTTGGATATCACAGGCAACATATAGTTAGGGTAAGGTTCATCTGGCACTCGCAAAACATATGGTCGTGAGGTTTTAGAGTCTGCCCTAAGCGGTGCCCAAGTTATCCATTTATCCCGCCTATATTCGTGGATAATTTCTACTCTTGGAAAAGCGGCATCAGATACGGTTGTCGGATAAAAAGTCCTGTCAATAAAAGAGGTGCTATCCTCTTTGTTGGTTGTAACAGCCTCGTCCCCGCCAGTTCTTTCTAGTTCTGCTATTAAATCTTCAACATCCCACACATCAGGAGCTTCTTTTTTTCTGGCTTTTAGCCATGATACGGAAACCACATCTCTTGCCTGAAACCAGTCGGCATCGGAAAGAGAAACTCCAGGTTGCGGAAAAGCGTTTCTAATTGGAAGAAGGTTTATCTCTGGTCCAATATATCCACGCTTTTTATCCACTCGCCAGGGGACTATGGCAAACATCGTGCCATACACGAGAGAATATAAATCCATAAGCCTAAGCTTAGTAACAAACCTTCTTTGCTCGTTAGCTCTTTTCGTGTAGTAGTCCAGCAATAGGTTCATTAGCAAAGTCTTTCCAATATCGTCTTTAGAGGTTGCGTAAGCTTTACCCTTGGGACTTTGTCCCATAACCCTTGCGGAGCGTTCGTAAACTGCTGTTGAAAGTTTTGGGTCAAATACCCTTGACTTTGTTCCTAAAGACTCCTTGTTTTGCCCGATAAGGATTGCTTCCAACTCGTCCCACTCATCCCGCCTATTTCCCAGCCATTTCTTGGAGTCGGCAAAGTGTTGCTGTACGGAGTCTAAGAGTGCATCATTGTTCTTCTTTTTCATGGCGTTACCTTTCAAAATTACTTGTAAACTATTCTATCAGATTTAGAAATTACTACATCAGTAACCTTTTTTTGGTGTACCCTAATATCAAACCTCACTACACCACTATCCATAGAATTTACAACATCTATGATATCTACAACATACTTGGCACTTTCTTCTAGCACTTTCCTCGCCAAAGTGCCAATAATATCAGGGTACTCCCTAAGTATTGCCTCAACAAGCTTATCCGCCTCGTTTCTTGTCATAAACTTTCTAAAAGCTCCTGCCTGGGGAAACCTGCCATAATTGCGTTATAGTTCTCCCTTCCCATGCTATGCCCAATTGTATTCGCAAGCCCGTAGCGTACCGCATCCATAAGGTGGTCGTCTCCACTCGCTGGCTCGTTTATAAGATTGCCGTCTTTATCTGTCATCCAAAAATAATTTCGGTATTCCTTCAACAGGTTCACACTTCTTTTTGTTACAGATATTCTTTGTTGCTGTACATATTGAATAGACTGCAAAAGGCTACCTTGCCCCTTCGTCGCTCCCACAATATTTACCCCATGCCCTCGTATCTCGTCAATGCTTTTTGGCTCGGCGGAATCAGCAACCACCAAAGCACGGGGAAGATTGAGGAATACATCGGCCAGTTGCTTGTTTGTTTGCCCCCATTGATACAGTACTTCATCTAAAATATAACCTCCATTGTAATAATAAATAGCCACAATCGCTGAGGGGTCGTTGGTATAGCCAAAATCTAGCCCATACCTTTCTAATCTTGCCTCATGGGGGATCTCGTCTATCTGCTCCCAATCTGTAAAAATCCTGCCCTTTGCCTCACCTAAAAGCCCCAGCCCGTAAACTCTCCACCAAGCAGTATTCTCTTTCCTTGCTTCAATTGCTTGCCTTACTCGGGGATCTAATGCTTCGTTGTCCAGATAAGTTAGAGTCAAAAAATCCACATCCTGTTTTGGTAGTACTTGCGTATAGAACCAAAATTCAGCAACAGGGTTCCAATCCAACCAAACAACCTTACTTGTTCGTATCTCTAGCTGAGTATAGGTTTCGTAGGGGATATTGTTGGCTTCGTTTATAAATAAAACATCTCTTCTGGGTCCTCGTACCTTGCCCGGCTGGTCGGCGCTGAAAAATTCTATCTTAGACCCCGTTTCAAAAGTGTAAATGCAGTCCGTTTTGTTCCAATTCGCATCATTCCAATAGCCCCTGTCTTCCATGATGTTTGTAAAATCCCTAATTGCTCCTCTCTTCAGGTGAGGAAAACTTTCAGACACAACAGATACCAGCTCCCCGTGTGTGCTTTGGGCGTAATCTATCAAAACCATCAAAATGGATACAGTCTTGGATGCAGAAGTCCCCCCCGCAACTCCCCGTATTCGTTTACTCAGTTGCAGGATTTTCTTTGTCGCTGTCGTTACTTGGTACATTTTTTATTGACTCTCCCCCTAAAAGGGGCTGTACATTTACTTGGACGTTTGTTTGATTCTTTGGCTCGGGTGGAAGGTCTCCAACCTTCCTTGTCATTAGCTCTAGGTGCTGGAAACTGCCCTTTTTTGCATACTTCATTGTTAGCTCATCAAGTTTTGGAATGATCCTTCTTCGGAGCCTAGCATATTCGGAATAAAACCAATCCTCAAATCCTGGTATTTCTACCCAATCATACCAGGTTCTTCTTGCCACTTCACAATGGGCCGCCACCTTGGATGGGGAGTCTGTTAAAAGCTGTACTGCCGTGTCCAAATACTCACGCATCTTTGGGGTGGGCTCAAAAACTGCAATATCTGTGCGACTTTGTTTGGATATAGCCTTACTCACAACATTATTTTACCACATAGCGATTAACTCCGCAGTCTGGAACATAACCCCCTCAAATACCCAATAACTCACCAACTATAGGACAGACACCCCCTTTTCTAACAAAAATGACCCTAAATCCTTGTTTTTGCTTACCAATAAGGAAAAAAGGACAATGTGGCTGGGGCTAAACACAAGAACACTGGACATTGGACATATATATAATATATGTCCAATGTCCAATGTTCTCTGTTTAACGCCAGCCATTTGTCCAGTATTCTTGT